CTCAGTTGGAAGCTCGACCAAAGTGAGTTAACTTTGGAACTGATTGAGCTTCGTTATGGTCACATCTGCATCGGCAAGCGTATCAGTTAGAGCCTTAACCAAGGCATCCTTCTGAGCCGCGGTCCATCCAAAAGCTGGGATGGAAACCGACAGTGAAACAGACGCAGTCTGTAGGCTGGTACCCCCGGTAAAGGGGTTAACAGCCGACACTGACTGTGTCAGTTGCATGTAATGCCGTTCGCCCGTGTTGGCGTTCGAGGTGTGCTTGATCGTAAGTCCGTAGCCATTGACTACGTCTTTACGAACCGAGCCCATACCTTGACCGTCAAACGAGACTACTGCGAAACTCAACGCAGGAGTCGGGGCGGCAGCTGCAACTGTGATTGGATCAATTAACATCTACGAGGTCTTTCTTTGCTGTGATTAACCTAGAGCAGGATTGCTCCAGGCTGACCAGTAGCCGCGTCATCCTCTTGTAAGAGGAGGCCGTGTACTACTGGGGTTCTTGCTGAACTGTGAAAACAGGGCAGCAAGAATACCTTTCTGGTATGGAGACGTCCCCAAACCAGAATAGTCAGATAGTCCAGCAAAGGCCATAACGTCTTTGCGAAGTTGATACTTCGCGGTTAGACTAGCACTGCGAGGAAGATCTATCCGGGTATCAACCCCAGATTGACCTCCAGGCGGGATAATCAAGACTTTATGGAAGTTAAACCAGTGGTTGTTATACCGCGCGTCGTATCGCAAATGAGATTCATATGTGATAAGACCATAATTGAGAAGGTTTCGCTGCCCGTTGACTGAGTCCATCAAATGGACATAGTCAGAAGCACCGAAAACCCAATCGATTAACCACGTCCAAGGAAGTATGTCGTATACATCTCCAGGCGTAGGCGTGGCTCCCATCTTTTCGTTAAACAAATTCTTACGAAGAGTAGGGAGATCCACTTTGGGCAGATTGAGTCCACTGTTCACAGAACAGCGGATAAAGACTTCGCGAATACCACTTATTGAGGGTGGTTTCGCTGGGTCCTCAAGTGTCCTCTGTGACTTATACCAACTAATGGTGGGAAACGAGGTCGCTGGTTCAGAATAATGAAATTTTGAACGCAGCGTGACATTTTTCCCGTTCGCGGCAATAAGGCGGTTAATATCCTTAGTGACACGTTCGGGAGATGATGCCAGTTGAGTAATAGCCTGGATCATAGACTGCCAGCCGAACTTGAAGTTCAAGTAAGCGGACGACAGAATCTGATCAGGACGGATGTCTATATGCAAATTTCGTGCAAAAGGCACGATCTTTAAACGTAGATCATCAGTCCAATAAGAAGGGTTAGTAAATAGGCGTTGAAAAACGCCCTTCCCTATCTCCTTCTCAAGCAAGATCCACAGCTCTAGGGTGCCTTTCAAAGTACTAGAAAGGTCCCTTAGTTCAGCAATCTGATAAAGAAGATTATAATACCTTCTGCTGGGCAAACATTGCTCAACAAGTCTGTCACAATTTTTAGTCATGACAGACAAGGCATTAGTCTTTTCAGAG